ATGCCACATCAATTGCCTCCTGCGGGCGACTGGCGCACTTGGGTGATCATGGGGGGACGCGGGGCGGGCAAGACGCGCGCAGGTGCCGAATGGGTGCGATCTCAGGTCGAAGGGGCGACCCCGTTTGACAAAGGGCGCGCGCGCCGCGTGGCCTTGGTTGGCGAAACCATCGAGCAGGTGCGCGAAGTTATGATTTTTGGTGAAAGCGGCATTCTGGCCTGTTCACCGCCCGATCGCCGTCCGAAATGGGAGGCGAGCCGCAAACGCTTGATCTGGCCGAACGGTGCTGTGGCGAGCGTACATACCGCTTTTGACCCGGAAGGATTGCGGGGGCCGCAGTTTGATGCTGCTTGGGTCGATGAGATGGCCAAGTGGAAGAAGGCGCAAGACACGTGGGACATGTTGCAGTTCGCTTTGCGTCTTGGTGAGAAACCGCAGGTTTGTGTGACGACGACGCCGCGCAATATAGGCGCGCTGAAAATGCTGCTTCAGTTGCCTTCGACCGTTACCACTCACGCCCCGACCGAGGCCAACGCTGCCAATCTGGCAGGGTCGTTTCTGGAAGAGGTCAGGGCCCGATATGCCGGGACGCGACTGGGCCGTCAGGAATTGGACGGTGTGTTGTTGAGCGATGCTGAGGGTGCGCTCTGGACTGGTGAGATGTTGGAGCTTTGTCATCGTAAGGCGCCTGCCGAGTTCGACCGTATTGTTGTTGGGGTGGACCCGGCAATCACCAGTGGAAAGTCTGCCGATGAGTGCGGGATTGTTGTAGTGGGTGCGCAGATGCAGGGTGCGCCGCAAGAGTGGACAGCGCATGTGATCCATGACGCGTCCGTCAGCCCCGGTGGGCGATCCGCAGCGCCCTGTTCCTGAGCAACGGTTCCGAGACGGCACGCGCGTGTTTCACATTCGCAGCGTGGCCGAGGCGGACCCGGAAGGGCGGTACCTGACCTGCATGGCGGATGAGGAGGTGGTGGTATGACTTATGCCGTTTCTGCTGCTTTGCAGAGTGCTGTGTATGCGGCCGTTTCAGCTGACCCCGGAGTTGCTGCCATTGTCGGCGGAGCCGTCTATGACGCGCTGCCCAGTGGTACGTTGCCCGGCCTCTACGTCAGTTTGGGGCCGGAAAACGTGCGTGTCGAAGATGACCAAACTGGATCGGGCAGTGCCCACCGGTTTGTGATTTCGGTCATTACGGATGTGCCCGGCTTTCGCGCTGCCAAAGAGGCGGCGGGTGCCGTCAGTGACGCATTGCATGAGACTGATTTGACCCTCTCGAGGGGGCGATTGGTGTCGCTGCGTTTCCAACGTGCGCGTGCCTATCAGATTGACAAGAGTGCGGGCCGCCGGATCGACCTGACCTTTCGCGCGCGTGTTGAGGACAACTAACTTCTTATTTTCAAACGGAGAAAACCTATGGGTGCTCAGAACGGAAAAGACTTGCTGATCAAGGTCGACATGACCTCGGACGGGCAGTTTGAGACAATTGCGGGCCTTCGGGCCACGCGCGTGAGTTTCAATGCGGAAACTGTGGATGTGACCAGTCTGGAAAGCCAGGGCGGGTGGCGCGAACTGTTGTCTGGTGCGGGTGTCCGCTCGGCCAATATTTCGGGCTCAGGTGTCTTCAAGGATGAAAGCACGGATGAGCGCGCGCGCCAGATATTCTTTGACGGAGAGACGCCGGACTTTCAGATCATCATCCCCGATTTTGGCATCGTTGCAGGCCCGTTTCAGGTCACAGCGCTGGAGTATAGCGGCAGCCATAATGGCGAAGCCACATACGAGGTGTCTTTGGCTTCGGCTGGTGCGCTCAGCTTCACGGCGCTGGTTGCATAGATGACCAATCCTTGGAGGGGTGAGGTGAGTTTGGTCATTGATGGTGAGCCGCGTGTGATGCGGCTGACCCTGGGCGCGCTTGCGGCTCTTGAGGCGGCGTTGGATGAACCATCCCTGCTGGCATTGGTTGAGCGCTTTGAGCAGAGCCGGTTTTCCAGCGCAGATGTTTTGGCGCTTTTGAAAGCCGGTTTGCAGGGTGGAGGGTCGGCGGATGTCGCGGCCACTCTGGATCATGCCGAGATTGAGGGTGGCCCGATGGCGGCGGCCCGTGCGGCGGCACAGTTGATCGCCCGCGCCTTTGTGGTGCCCGGAGCATGAGCACAGGGATGGACTGGCCCGCTTTGATGCGGGCCGGGATGCAGGGGCTTCGCCTGACGCCTGAGGCGTTCTGGGCCCTGACCCCTGCCGAATTGCAAGTGATGCTTGGCGATCCGGGGCAGTCCGCCCCGCTGCTGAGCGATGGTTTGGACGCGTTGATGGCCGCATGGCCAGACGGGAGCCAGACATAGAGGGGAATTCAGATGAGTGATTACAAGGACGAGATCGAAGGGTTGGAAGAGACCACTGATGGCTTGCGAGTGACGCTGGACTCGAGTTCTGCCATGGTCACCAGCTTTGACAACGAATTGCGTCGGATGCGAGAGAGCCTGTCGGCCACCAACAAGGATGTGTCGACGCTGGAAAAGGGCATGTCGAGTGGTCTGCGCAAGGCGTTTGACGGGTTGGTGTTTGATGGGCAGGGCTTGTCGGATGCTCTGGATACTCTCGCTACGTCGATGGTCAATGCCACTTACAATGCCGCGATCAAGCCGATCACCGAACATGCCGGAGGCTTGTTGGCCTCTGGAGTGGGGAGCTTGGTGCAGGGTGTGCTGCCTTTCGCGGATGGTGCGCCGTTTAGTCAGGGTCGCGTGATGCCCTTTGCCACGGGAGGCATTGTCAGCGGGGCAACGCCGTTTGGCATGCGCGGTGGGATGGGTGTGATGGGAGAGGCCGGCCCCGAGGCCATCATGCCGTTGGCGCGTGGCCCGGATGGCAAGTTGGGTGTGCGCGGCGGTGGCGGTGTCTCGACCTCGGTCGTGATGAACATCACGACCCCTGATGTGCAGGGCTTTGCCCGTTCGCAGACCCAGATCGCCGCACAGATGAACCGCGCGCTTGGGCGCGCGGGGCGCAATCGTTAACTCTTGAGGGGAGCTAAAGACATGCAATTTCACGAGGTTCGCTTTCCTGCGTCCCTGAGCTTTGGCTCGGTCGGGGGACCGGAACGTCGCACGGAAGTGGTGACGCTGGCCAACGGTTTCGAGGAACGCAATACGCCTTGGGCCCATTCGCGTCGTCGCTATGATGCGGGTTTGGGCATGCGGTCGCTTGATGATGTCGAGACGTTGATCGCCTTTTTCGAAGCCCGCATGGGCCAGATGTATGGATTCCGCTGGAAAGACTGGTCGGATTTCAAATCATCGGTGGCCAGTGGTGCCCCTGTTTTTGATGATCAGACCATTGCGATCGGTGACGGGGAACAAAGTGTCTATCCGATACTCAAGACCTATCGGTCCGGTCCGCACACCTACACCCGCCCCATTACCAAGCCTGTCGTGGGCACTGTCCACGTCGGCCTTGGCGGTGATGAGATGAAGGCTGGGGTGGACTATGAGGTTGATCTGGCCAGCGGCTTGATCACGTTTCAGCATCCCCCTGAACGCGACGTAGAGATCACGGCGGGCTTTGAGTTTGACGTTCCCGTGCGCTTTGACACCGATCAGATTCAGACTTCTGTCGCCAGTTTTCAGGCTGGCAGTGTGCCGAACGTGCCCATTCTTGAGGTGCGTGTGTGATGAGCGGGCAAAGCGAGGCGTTTTTGGCCCATGCTGCCACGGGCTTGACCACTCTGTGCCGGGCGTGGGCGATTACCCGCAAAGACGGTACATCCTTTGGTTTCACCGATCACGACTGCGAGTTGTCCTTTGAGGGGATCAAATTTTCGGCAGATTCAGGACTGACCGCGACAGCGTTGGCGCAGTCCACTGGCCTGAGCGTCGACAACACAGAGGCATTGGGAGCACTGACGGACGCTGCGGTGCGTGAGGATGATATCGAGGCGGGACGCTTTGACGGGGCAGACGTGCGCGCATGGATCGTCAATTGGGCCGAACCAGACACCCGTTGGCTGCAGTTTCGTGGCACCATTGGTGAGATCCGTCGTGCGGGCGGTGCATTTCAAGCAGAACTGCGCGGATTGACCGAAGCGCTGAACCGCCCCTTGGGTCGTATTTATCAAAAGCCATGTACAGCCGTTTTGGGTGATGGAGCCTGTGCGTTTGATGTCACGCAGCCCGGTTACCGCCATGAAGGCGCGCCAGATCGTGTGAAAGACGGTCGCGTTTTTGAGTGGGATTCGCTGGACGGCTTTGACGACGGCTGGTTTCAAAGGGGGCGTCTGGACGTGATGACAGGCTCGAGCAAGGGTTTGTGGGGCATGATCAAGACGGACAAATCCGTAAACGGCGTGCGTAGGATTGAATTGTGGGAATCCATCCGCGGTGGCTTGGCCGAGGCTGATGTTGTTCGCCTTACAGTTGGCTGCGACAAGCGATTTGAAACCTGTCGCTTAAAATTTGACAACCTTCTGAATTTTCAAGGCTTTCCTGATTTACCCGGTGATGACTGGATCATGGCATACCTCAATGGAACTGGGGTTTATGACGGAGGGAGTCTGCGATGAGCGTGCTTCATGATGCCGTTGTCCGAGAAGCGCGTACATGGATTGGCACTCCTTATGTGCATCAGCAGGCTGCCAAGGGTGCGGGCTGCGACTGCCTTGGCCTTGTCCGTGGTGTCTGGCGCGGCGTGATCGGCTCTGAGCCTGAGCGCCCACCTGCCTATTCTATGGATTGGTCCGAGCCGCAGGGTGAAGAAAGGCTATGGGCGGCGGCTTTGCGCCATATGAACGCGAAGGCGTTGGATGATGCCGCCTTGGGCGATGTGATCCTGTTTCGCATGCGCGCAGGTGCTGTCGCGAAGCACCTGGGCGTGCACACCTCATCAGGCTCATGTCCGACTTTCGTCCATGCATATAACAGGCATGGTGTCGTCGAAAGCCCGCTGAGCGCCCCTTGGGCCCGCCGGATCGTTGCCCGTTTTGAATTTCCGACCTTGGAGGTCTGCTGATGGCGACTGTTTTACTTTCGGCCGCGGGAGCGGCCATTGGCGGATCTGTTGGAGGGACTGTTCTGGGTCTTTCCTCGGTTGCGATTGGCCGTGCGGTAGGCGCGACGTTGGGCCGCGTCATTGACCAGCGCTTGATGGGGCAGGGGTCTGATGTTGTCGAACATGGCAAGGTGGATCGGTTACGGTTATCCAATTCGGGCGAGGGGTCTGCCGTTTCGCAACTCTACGGCCGGATGCGCTTGGGGGGGCAGGTGATCTGGTCTTCGAACTTTCTAGAAACTGTCACCTCTAGTGGCGGAGGCAGTGGCAAGGGGACGACCACGACGCCCGTAACCAAAACCTATAGCTATTCCGTCAGTCTCGCGCTTGCAGTGTGTGAGGGCGAGATTACCAGTATTGGGCGTGTCTGGGCGGACGGCGAAGAGATATCAGTGAATGACCTGAACATGCGGGTTTATACAGGCGCGCAGGATCAACTGCCCGACCCGCTGATTGAGGCCATCGAAGGTCAGGGCTTGGTCCCGGCCTATCGTGGCACTGCATATGTTGTGATTGAAAACCTGGCATTGGGCAACTTTGGCAATCGGGTTCCGCAGCTTTCCTTTGAAGTGGTGCGTCCGGAACAACCCGGTCAGGTGGACGCCGAAGAAGAGATGACGCGTGCCGTGCAAGCCGTAGCGCTGATGCCGGGCACAGGAGAGTACGCGCTGGCGACGACTCCCGTAACCTACATTGACAGCGGCCGTGCTCGTTGGAGCGCGAACGTAAACACGCCCGCCGGACAAAGCGATTTTTCCGTTTCACTGGAAAGTCTTGGAAATGAATTGCCCAACTGTGAGGCAGCGTCGTTGATCGTTTCCTGGTTCGGCAATGATCTGCGCTGTGGTCTTTGCGAATTGAAGCCGAAGGTCGAGCGCAAAGACATAGAAGGCGAAAACATGCCTTGGGTCGTCTCCGGAACAAACCGAGCAAGCGCGGAGCAGGTCGATGAGGTGGACGACCGCCCGGTTTATGGTGGCACTCCGTCTGATGCGTCCGTGGCTCAGGCGATCCGGGCACTGAATGACGCTGGCAAGGCCGTTATGTTTTACCCGTTTGTGCTGATGGATCAGCCGGAGGGCAACACCTTGCCCAATCCTTACGATCCCAACGGCACGCAACCACATTTGCCCTGGCGCGGTCGAATTACGTTGTCCGTCGCTCCTGGCGTTACTGGATCGCCAGATGGAACAGCGGCAGCGGATACAGAAGTCGACGCCTTTTTTGGCTCGGCCTCGGCCAGTGATTTCCAGTTTCGGGCAGTGAACACGTACTTTGACGGTGTTGGATCACCTCCATCGTCATTGGTGCAATATGCTGGTCCACAGGAATGGAGCCTGTCCCGGTTCATTCTGCATTACGCCGCACTTTGTGCGGTCGCAGGCGGAGTTGAGTCATTTTGCATCGGATCGGAGTTTCGTGGCCTGACCCAAATTCGTGGGGCGGGTGACAGGTTTGTGGTCGTAGAGAAGTTGCGTGCGCTCGCGGCTGAAGTGCGCACCATTCTTGGTCCGGATACCAAGATTTCTTATGCTGCGGACTGGACTGAGTACTTTGGCTATCAGCCGCAGGATGGCACTGGCGATCGGTACTTCCATCTCGATCCGCTGTGGGCTGATCCAAACATCGATTTCATCGGTATCGACAACTACATGCCGCTTTCGGATTGGCGGGATGGAACTGATCATGCGGATGCGCAGTGGGGCAGCATCTATGATCTTGATTACCTGCGCGCCAATATTGCCGGTGGAGAGGGGTATGACTGGTACTATCACTCTCCCGAAGCCGCTGATGCACAAATCCGATCTCCTATCACGGACGGTGCCTATGAAGAACCATGGGTGTTCCGCTTCAAGGATATTCGCAATTGGTGGGAAAATGTACATCGCGAACGCATAGGTGGCGTGCGATCCAGTTTAGCGACGGATTGGGTGCCCGGTTCCAAACCTGTGTGGTTTACTGAGTTGGGCTGTGCGGCCATCGACAAGGGCACGAATGAACCCAACAAATTTCTGGATCAGAAGTCATCTGAAAGCAGTGTACCGAAATACTCGAGCGGTGCCCGTGATGACCTGATCCAGAAGCAATATTTGAGAGCAATGAACACCTATTGGTCGGATGCTGACAACAATCCCGAGGCCACCGAATACCAAGGCCGCATGGTCGACATGAGCCGTGCGTTTGTCTGGGCGTGGGACAGTCGACCTTATCCATTCTTTCCCAATTCGTTGAGCATTTGGTCAGACGGCGAAAACTACCCGCGTGGGCATTGGATCAACGGCCGTACTTCAGCGCGGACCTTGGCATCGGTCGTGGGGGAACTGTGTGATCGAGCTGGGCTGACTGATTATGACACGTCCGGCTTGTACGGATACGTACGCGGTTACATGATTGACGATGTGTCTTCTGTCCGTTCGGGCTTGCAGCCTTTGATGTTACGTTATGCATTTGATGCGATTGAGCGAGATGGTGTGTTGCGCTTTGTAATGCGGGATGGATTGGATCCGGTTGCGCTGGCCCCTGAGGCGTTGGCCATCAACAGTGACCTTGAGGGGCGTTTGGAACAGTCCCGCGAGTCTGAAGCTGACCTTGCGGGCCGTGTTCGGTTAAGTTTTGTCCAGACAGATGGGAATTTCGACGTCCTGTCCGAAGAGGCCATTTTGGCAGACGATGCGACCCATGCGGTGTCCACGACCGACTTGCCAATGGCATTGACGCGCCCTGAAGGCCGACAGATTGCTGAACGTTGGTTGAGCGAGGCGCGGATTTCGCGTGAGACGGTGCGCCTTGCACTGCCGCCTTCGATGATTGGCGTTGGTGCAGGTGACGTTATTGAAGTGGCGCCGGATCAGGCAGAAACACCCGGTCTATACCGTGTGGATCGGGTCGAGCACGGGGAAATGCAAATCATCGAGGCGGTACGTATCGAGCCTGAGATTTATGTACCCTCCGAGCTGTCCGATGAGCTTGCCGGGGTTCGTGAGTTTGTGCCGCCAGTGCCTTTGACATCCGTCTTTCTGGATCTGCCCTTGCTGACCGGCGAAGAGGTTGAGCATGCGCCCTATACGGCAATATCTGGGTCTCCTTGGCCCGGAAGCGTGGCCATCTATCAATCGCCTACTGATACCGGGTTTACTCTCAATTCGCTTGTTTCAGCGCGCGCGAGTATCGGATTTACCAAAACCGCCTTGCCACGAGCACGCAGTGGAGTTGTCGACGTGGGGTCAGCCCTTGAGGTTGAGATGATCCATGGAACGTTGGAGTCGACGTCTGACACGGCCCTCTTGAACGGAGCAAACCTAATCGCAATTGGCGATGGGTCACCCAATAATTGGGAGTTGTTGCAGTTCCGAGATGCGGAGTTGATCGCCCCAGGTCGATACTTGCTGAGCCATCGTTTGCGCGATCAACTTGGCAGCGATGCCGTTGGTCCGGACACGTGGCCAGAAGACTCTTGGGTTGTTGTGATGAATGGTGTGCTATCACAGATCGAACTTGCCCGGAATTTGCGCCGCGTGGTGCAGACCTATCGTGTGGGCCCCGCCAGCCGCGGGTACGATGATCCTTCCTATGAAGAGTATGTGCTCGCATTTGACGGCAACGGGTTGCGTCCTTACCGGCCGGTGCACCTGCGGGCTGAACACGCCAACAACAGTATCGAGGTTTCTTGGATCAGGCGCACGCGGTTGGACGGGGATGATTGGGATCTGCCCGAGGTGCCGTTGGCTGAAGACACAGAGAGTTACACCGTGCGGGTCTTGCAGGACGGTGGCGTCATTCGGGAAGAAACCGTGACTGCGCCAAGCTGGATGTACAGTGACGCAGATCGTTTGGCGGATGGCATGGCAGGCCCATTTGAAATTGCGGTGGCTCAGAATTCGGCGCGCTATGGTATTGGGGTATTTGCTAACCTGACGGTAGACCCCTAA